CCAAATTGAGGACTTAAAGCCATAATTTGTGTTTTTTTTAGTTAAATTTTGTTTTTTTAATTTTAAGTTTTGACGAGTCCATACCACTAACCGCTTTTACTTTTAACCCACCTATAAAAACTTCACCTGAACCTTGCGCTCTAGCTTTGTCTATTGTAGGATTTTTAGAACTACTGATAACTTCTTTTACAGCGTCAGCTTTTCCTTGTTCATAAAAATGATTAGCAATTTTATCGACATTGTCAGCGGCGTATATAGCTTTGTGATAACCAGATGTATCTTTAATGTCACCGTTTTTATCTAAGAACTTCTTAGCTAAATACTCGATGTTTGATTGATTTTCTGAAATCTTTTCAGGATTTTGAACATTGTACTTAAATTTTTTATCTCCAACATTGATATCAAAACCTTTGAAATCTTGGCTAAATAATTCTTTAGTACTTTGTTTAAATCTTTCTTTTTGTTTTTGTGCTACAGTTTCTCGCTCTTTGTATCGGTTAAAAAACTCTGTTGCTTTTGCTTGATCTTGGGTAATACCAGGTCTCAA